GGGTGTACGTAAGGAATCAAGGTCGCCGGGAGCGTCGGGGAGTAGCAAACCCAACCATCTTTCTACTTTAGATGACGCTCAACTAAAGCGCGCTGTAGAAAGAATGCGTCTTGAGCAGCAATATTCTGATCTGGCTAAGGGCAGGAGCACAGAAAAGACTATCGGTAAAAAGTTTGCGGAACAAGCTATGACCGAAAGCGGCAAACAGGTTGTCCGGGCCGTTACTACAGCAGCAATTGGTGTTACTTCTGCAGCGATTGCCACCGCACTCATGAACCGTCGAATCAAGAAGAACCCGCTGCCTCCGCCCCGACTTCCTCCGCCTTTCCCGAAGAAGTAACAACATAGAAAGGAGGTGTATATTTCGTGCTATCTAACACCGCCGTCCCAAAGTACTATGGAGCGTTTAGAGACTCCGTTCTTCGTGGAGAAATTCTCGTAAACAAAGAGATCTCTATGGAGATGAACCGAATTGACGCGCTAATTGCCAACCCAAACATGTACTATGACGATGGTGTTGTCGACGGGTTTATTTTCTACTGTGAGAATGAGCTTACGCTTACAGACGGCGGAGATCTTCACCTTCTAGACTCATTCAAGCTTTGGGCAGAGCAGTTACTTGGTTGGTATTACTTCATTGAACGCAGCGTGTACCAGCCAGACCCAGAAAACTCAAGCAAAGGCAAGTATGTCAAGAAGTTGTTCAAGCAGAGACTGATTAAGAAGCAGTATCTGATCGTTGCTCGAGGCGCAGCAAAGTCTATGTACGCCGCCTGCCTTCAAGCGTACTTCTTGAACATCGACACGGCTACCACACACCAGATTACGACGGCGCCAACCATGAAGCAAGCGGACGAGGTCATGTCTCCGTTCCGTACAGCCATCACAAGAGCTCGAGGACCACTCTTCAAGTTCCTAACTGAGGGTTCGCTTCAGAACACGACTGGGTCTAGAGCCAATCGTGTGAAACTGGCGTCCACAAAGAAAGGTGTTGAGAACTTTCTTACCGGATCTCTTCTCGAGATTCGTCCGATGGCCATCAACAAGCTTCAGGGCCTCCGGCCAAAAGTGTCAACCATTGACGAATGGCTCTCTGGTGACATCCGAGAGGACGTAGTTGGTGCCATTGAGCAGGGCGCGTCCAAGTTGGACGACTATGTGATCGTTGCAATCAGTTCCGAGGGAACGGTGCGTAACGGATCTGGCGACACAATCAAAATGGAACTTCTTTCGATCCTTCGAGGAGAGTATGAAGCTCCACACATCTCAATCTTCCATTACAAACTCGACGATGTGCTTGAAGTTAACGATCCATCTAAGTGGGTTAAGGCTCAGCCAAACATCGGTAAGACCGTAACGTACGAAGTCTACCAATTGAACGTTGAGCGAGCCGAAAAAGCACCCGCTTCTCGAAACGATATTCTTGCCAAGCGGTTTGGGCTTCCAATGGAGGGGTACACGTACTTCTTCACGTATGACGAGACAATTCCGCACCGTGAGCGTTACTTCGACGGTATGCCATGTGCTCTTGGTGCCGACCTTTCACAGGGCGACGACTTCTGCGCGTTCACATTCTTATTCCCGCTGGGTAACGGCTCGTTCGGGATCAAGACACGCAGCTACATCTCAGAGTTAACGCTTATGCGACTCCCTGGAGCCATGCGATCTAAGTATGAGACGTTCATCTCGGAAGACAGTCTTCATATTTTGTCTGGAACCATCCTCGACATGATGGAAGTGTACGACGATCTAGACGCTTTCATAATTCAGCAAGAGTATGACGTTCGCTGCCTTGGCTTCGACCCATACAACGCCAAAGAATTCGTAACTAGATGGGAACAAGAGAACGGCCCGTTTGGAATCGAGAAAGTAATCCAGGGAGCAAAGACAGAATCTGTTCCGCTTGGAGAACTGAAGCATCTAAGTGAAGAGCGCAAGTTGATATTTGATCAGGATCTTATGTCGTTCGCGATGGGCAATGCCATCACAATCGAAGACACCAATGGCAACCGCAAACTTCAGAAGAAGCGTAAGGAAGAAAAGATCGACAACGTTGCCGCGCTCTTAGATGCGTTTGTGGCGTTCAAAGCAAACAAGGAGCAGTTCGAATGACACATATTCTAGACAAAGACGTCGAGTTTCTTGCTCACTTTGGAGTCAAAGGAATGCGGTGGGGTGTCCATAAGAAACGACGACGTCAAACAGTAACTAGAAAGGGCGAGTAAGATGGCTTATGTTATACATACGGATCTTACTGATCCAGAAAAGCAAGGTCCGTTGAATGATGACCCAGAGTCTGTCTGGTTATTCACCGAAGATGTTGAATTCCTTGAACATTTTGGGGTCAAAGGAATGCATTGGGGGGTTAGAAAGAAAGAAGAGTCGGGCAAAAAACGGTCGGCATCTCGCGACGACCTTATCCCGGAAGGCGTTTCAAAAGAACAGTCAGAGTTACTGAAGGATAAGTTCTCGCCAATGACTGGCGGGGAGCCCCCAAAACAGTCGCATGAAGTTCGAAACGCTCTTCTTATCGCAGGTGGTGCGGCCGCTGCGCTTGGACTTGGCTATGTTGTCTATAAGAGCTACTCTAATCACAATGCGCCGGTTCTTCCTCCAGATTTTTCGACCCTTTCGGCATCCGAAGTAAATGAAAAACTTCGGGCGTTAATAAACGAAGAACATTCTTCATTTCGCGAAGCTTTACCTTTACCTGGGCTAGCGTATCACTGGGACAAAGGGGTAGACCTAGATCCTGGGACAATAGTCCAGCGTGTTACAACGCAAAAGGAAACGCTGATAGATGATGGCGGATTCTTTGCTGCTCACGAGCCGAATGACGTTGAGCGCTATAAAGGTTTGTTGCCGCAATTCTGGTCATCTTGGGGCCACACCGAGACCGACGGATATCTTACACAGATAAAAGCCAACAAAGGTGTAAAGGCACCTTCTGGCAAAGAGTCTGTTGACATCATGGCCCATTTAATGAAAACCGATCCTGCGTGGCAAAGTAACATACCCCGGTGGATGCAAGACAGTTCTGTGGTTGCTAAAGCAGATCCCGATCTGTATGATGCAGCCGTTCATAGAATTGCTCGCGACGCTTTTGATAAATACAAGTTTCCAAAATCTTGGACTCGAAACGCCGAGAAGCACTCGCCTCGCATTGACGCATATTTTTCTGAAGTAAAAGCTCGAGGATACAATGCTGTAATCGACTTTAATGACTCCGGTTTTTTGGCTAAGACTCCAATGCGATACATCACGTCGGATGGTTTTGAAATTGTGGGTAATAAACCACTGCCAAGAGCAGAGATTCTTACTGCTAAATCGACGTTACCATCTGTCGGTCATATTTACGGATCCGATGGGGATCTTGACGCGCTTGGGATGAGCCAGGTTCTTGCGCACTTCGGTGTTAAAGGTATGCGCTGGGGTGTCCGTAAGGAAGAAAAGTCTGGTGTTAAGACAGGACCGAGTAAACTCGACGAAACAAAGCGCAAAGTAAACGCGGCCAAAGACAACTTTAACGCTAACCGCGAAAAGAAGTACCTTGATAAGGCCGCTTCTCTACAAAAAGAGTTGGACCTTGTTACTAAAAGCGAACCAACGTCGTCCTATCAGAAAGACCTTAAGGTCATTCGGGTCGCAGAGTTAGGACGCAGACAGCAACAGGCACTTGACGACGCCGCCGCGGCGAAACAAGGTCGACTGACCGCTGGTCAAAAGCAAGCACTTAAAACTGCCGCAATTGTTGGTGGCGTGTTGGCTGCATATGGGCTGTACAGCATGGCGCAAAGCGGTGAGTTAAACAGACTTGCCGATAAGGGTAAAGCGTTCCTTCTGAACAAAGACACTCGCTGGAAACTCAACCCAAAGCTTTCAGACAAAGATCTCGACGTTGACGGGATTATGCAAAAGGTTGTTACGCCCATCAACTTTGATTACGGGCGTCCTGGGACAACGGTAAACTGTCGACGATGCACCTACGCATATGAGATGCGCCGTCGAGGGTACGACGTTGAAGCAACTAAGACAACCAATGCCAGAGGCCAAAATGCAGCCGGAGTTTACAACGTTTTAAACCCGGGTGAAAAGAAGATGGGCTCCGGACTTGTCGGGATTTACACAAAGTATGTCTCCGAATCGGTTCGCAAGAAAACAAACCCAACGGCCGACACCCCGTTCCTTAGTTTGGTCACGAACTCCAGTCGAGGGATGGGCGAACACTCTATCTATGGTGGCCATCAAGGGATATTTGACACTTTGAGGCAGCAGCCAGATGGAGCACGTGGTGAACTTGGTGTGACATGGAATCACGGCGGCGGGCACAGTGTTGCTTGGGAAGTTGTTAAGGGTCAACCGGTCATATTTGATACACAGACCGGAAAGAAGTACACATCCCCCAAGGATCTCGAAGAGTACCCCGGTATGAACACCATTGCATACACGCGCCTTGACGACAAGAAACTGGATGAAGACTTCCTCCAAAGGTGGGTGACGGATGTTTAATATTAAGCAAGCAATCGCAGTTCTGCAAGAAAACCTTCCTGGATGCACGCCACTAAAAGTTGTTCGATACAACGACGAGTACGTGTTTCTTGTGAAACGTCCAGAAATTGGCGAAGAAGACATGGATCCTTTCTATGCAGTTGGCATCAAGACTGGAGAGTTTCGAGATTTCTCAATTCTCTTGCACGCTAACCCAAAAGAGATTTCCCAAATGTTTCTATCGGCGCCAAGTTTAACTGATCACTAAAGAAACGAGGAACAGATGGGAACTCCATTACCACAAGACGTAGAGTTCTTGGAGCACTTTGGTGTTCCGGGTATGAAGTGGGGTGTTCGCCGAGATCGCCGGGCTGGGGCATTAGTAAGTCTTGGATCCGGTGAAGGTGGCACAATTTCAAAAGTTCGGTCCGCGCGAGACGTTCTCCACCCTGTGGACTTAGTCATTGGCCGGGGCATTCGAGGCGGCGCCAAACGTCGCGGCGCTCGGCAACTCACACGAAATGCCAAGGTGCGTAGCGGACAAGCTAACGCAATAGACACAATCGCATACTATGGTGGCACAAGAGCCATGGACCTCATTCCGGTTCGTGAAAAGAACGTCGGCAAAGACACAACCGCCGGTAGAAGCATCGGCAAGAGTAGCGGCCGGGACTTAGCCATTGTTGCGGCTGCTGGGGCATACTATGTTACCCGCACTATCCTGAAGCAGAAAGCTCAGGACAAAGCGGCCGACCAGCTTCGATAAAACTTCAAAATGGAAGGAATTCTTGTGCCAGAGATTCAGCACTTCGGCGTTAAAGGTATGCGATGGGGAGTAAGAAAGAGTGAAACCCAAGCCGGTCCCCGTCGACAAGCAAAACCGAAAACCAAAAACCCAACGGAGATGACAAAAAAGGGCGCCGATTTTGCTAAAAGTACTGTTCGAGCGTCAACACCGCAACTTAATAACAAAGCGATTAAGCGGGCAGGAAAAACCTTTCTTGTAACAGGCGCTATAGTTGGAATCCCCATCATGGCGCTTAACGCTCTGATATACAAAGAAGTGGTTTGGGACGCAAATCACTAGTACTGGTACGTTGTACCCAAGCGAAAGGAGGTGAGTTATTTGCCGATTGCATCTAGATTAAGGAAAGCCTGGGACGCCTTTGCCGGTCTCGAAGGTGCGCCGAGAACCTCCGCCATGCAGCGTTCCTATTCCGCAGGCCCCAGCTCTAGCACCGATGTTTCACGGTATAGACCTCGATATTTGAACGAACGGTCTATCGTTTCATCGATCTACACACGAATCGCAATCGATGTTTCTGGCGTGCCCATTCGACACGTACGCGTTGACGAACAAGAGCGCTATGTAGACGATGTAGATAGCGCGCTCAACGCCAGACTAAGGTTTGATCCGAACATTGACCAGCGTCCTCGATCATTCCGTCGGGATATTGTGACGACGCTATGCGACAAGGGCGTAGCCGCTATTGTTCCGGTTCAGACCACAGCCGATCCAAGTAAGAACGCAGACTTTGATATTCTTTCACTTCGAGTCGGTGAGATTGTTACTTGGTATCCCAAGCACGTTTAGGTGAGTCTCTATAACGAGGCCACCGCAACTCGGCAGGAGGTTCTTCTCGAAAAGCGCTTTGTCGCCATCGTCGAAAACCCTCTTTACGGCGTAATGAACGAGCCAAACTCGACATTGCAGCGTCTTATTCAGAAGCTTCATCTTCTTGACGCAGTAGATGAACAGTCTGGTTCTGGTAAACTGGACCTAATCATCCAGTTACCTTACGTGATCAAGACGCAGGCTCGACGAGAGCAGGCCGACCAACGACGCGCTGAGATTGAGTCTCAACTTAACGGTAGCAAGTATGGTATTGCATACACCGACGGCACCGAAAAGGTAACGCAGCTGAATCGCCCCGCCGAAAACAACCTTCTGGCCCAGGTTACATATTTGCAGACAATGCTGTATGGCCAACTCGGCATCACGGAAGAAGTCATGAATGGCACCGCCGGGGAAGAGGCCATGATTAACTATAACAATCGCACCATAGAACCCATTCTTGATGCAATTGTTGAAGCCATGGCCAACGCGTTTGTTGGGCTCATCCGGTTCATGGAAGGCGAACGGATTGCATATTTCCGGGATCCATTCAAGTTGGTTCCTCTCGCAAACGTCGCGGAGATTGCGGACAAGTTTACTCGTAATGAGATTATGACCTCAAACGAAATTCGAAGCTATCTCGGAATCCCGCCGTCTAAGGATCCCAAAGCGGATCAGCTCGTCAACAGCAACATGCCTCAGCCAGTACCGCAAACTTCCGACGCCACGCAAGGTGCAGACATTGTCAATTCAGCATTTGACTCGATTGATAGTACTTTAGATGAGGTGTTTGCGGGATTGGAGGCGTAAGTGGAAACTTTTGTAAGTCATGCCGGTACATACGATCCGGTTAAAGCGCACGAATACTATCTCCGAACGCGCAAACTGAAGGGTCGTAATACAGGGTCGGTGGACAACACGTCTACGCCCAACGGGAAGGCCCCGAACGTAAGTACCCCGCCAAAACCATCGGCGCCACAACCAACGGTGGAATCCGTTACAAAAGAAAGAACCGAGAAGCTTCGAGCTAGATTAGAAAAGTTGAAGGAACTTCTCGCCTCGCTGGTTAAAGAAGCAAAAGATCGCAGCGGCGTAGATCAACCAGCAAAAGCCGACGACACGGCAAAAGACAAGGCAAAAGATACCACTTCCGCCGAAGAGGACAAGACTGCCAAGCAGAAACGCGAGGCTGCAAAAGCGGCTAAAGAGTATTACGAGAAGAACAAAGATGTTGCAACACTTCAGCAAGAGATTGCCGACGTTAAAGCAAAGATCAAAGACGCTCGTGAGAAGATTACTGCTGCTGTTGCTAAAGCCAGAGAAGAGGCTGCTGCCAAGATGGCAAATGAAGTGAACCAAACCCCAATCCCACCCAAGTTCGAAACGGGTGGATTACGTAATTAAACAGGAGCGTCAAAATGAAAGCTGATTTCAGCGGTTACGCAACAAAGGTTGGGCTGAAGTGTTCTGACGGACTGACTATTGCCGAGGATGCTTTCAAGCACCAGGACAAGGTCCGAGTTCCTTTAGTCTGGATGCATGGGCACGATAATCCCGAAAACGTGCTGGGTCATGCAATTCTCGAGAATCGTAAGGACGGCGTATACGCCTACGGTTTCTTCAACAAAACGGCCAAGGCAGAACATGTTCATGGTGCTCTCGAGCACGGGGACTTCAATTCCCTTTCTATCTTTGCCAACAACGTCATGCAGCGAGCGGGCCTGGTTATTCATGGTGTCATTCGTGAAGTTTCTTTGGTTCTTGCTGGGGCAAACCCCGGTGCGACCATTGACGCCGTCACGATTCGACATTCCGATGGTACCGAATACGAGACAGAAGACCAGTTCATCATTCATACCGGAGATCTCGTCGATATTTGGGACGACGCGGACCTGGTTGACGATGATGACGATGATGAACAAGAGACCATCGAACACAAGGATACAAACATGCCCGGAGCAAACCTTGGCGCAGACGCTACCATCCAGGATGTGTACGACTCGCTCACTGACGTCCAGAAGGACGTTGTCCATTTCATGATTGGCGCAGCTCTCGAAGACGCCACCGGCAATTCTGTCCAGCAGGACGCACTTAACGAAGGGAACAACACAATGGGTCACAACGTTTTCGAAGACGGTTCGACCGCCAACAAGGGTTACACCATTACCCATGACGACATGAAGTCGATCGTGGCCAGCGCCGTTTCTGGTGGTTCGCTCAAGCGCGCCGTTGACGATTTCGTCTTCCAGCACGGAATCACCGACATCGATATGCTCTTCCCCGATGCTCAGGCCGTCGACGCCGTCCCCGAGTGGCTCAAGCGCCGTACTGCGTGGGTTGACACGGTTCTGCAGGCAGCTCGCAAGAGCCCGTTCTCGCGGATCAAGACCCTGTCGGCCGATATCACCATGGACGACGCACGTGCCCGTGGTTACATCACCGGCAACCTGAAGCGCGAAGAGTTCTTCAGTGTCTCCAAGCGAGTCACGACCCCGCAGACCATCTATAAGAAGCAGGCTCTCGATCGTGACGACATGATCGACATTACGGACTTCGACGTGGTGGCCTGGCTCAAGGGTGAGATGCGTCTCATGCTCGACGAGGAGCTCGCTCGCGCGGTCCTGATCGGTGACGGTCGCGATATCTCGAGCGAAGACAAGATCAATGAGGGCAACATTCGCCCGATCGCCAAGGACCACGAGCTCTACACCACGACGCTCAACGTCAACGTGACGGATGCCAACTCTTCGGCCAATGAGGTCATCGAGGCGATCATCATGAATCGCAGCAAGTACAAGGGCACCGGCCAGCCGACGATGTTCACCACGGAGACCTGGATCGCTCGATTCCTGCTCCTCAAGGACACCACCGGCCGTCGGATTTACAAGAACCTTGATGAGGTTGCTGCTGATCTGCGCGTTTCGGCCATCATCCCGGTCGAAGTCATGGAAGAGGATCCCGAGACCATCGCGGTCCTCGTCAACATGGCCGACTATGTTCTTGGCGCAGACAAGGGTGGAGAGGTTAACCTCTTTGATGACTTCGACATCGACTACAACAAGATGAAGTACTTGATCGAGACCCGCGTTTCTGGCGCACTGGTCAAGCTCAAGGCCGCCATCGTGGTCAAGCAGGTCGCCAGCACCGACGTCCTGGTCGTCCCGGCAGCTCCGTCGTTCGTTAATGAAACCGGTGTCCTGACCATTGTCAACCAGACCGGTGTCGTCTACACGCGTCTGCCCAGCACTGTGGTTAACGCTGCCGGTTCGCCGTACGCGGGAATCGCTGCTGGTATGTCCATCACCGTCCGCGCGACGCCTGCCCCGGGTTACTACTTCGCCTCGAGCGATGACGACGAGTGGACCTTCACGCGCGACGCCTGAGAGTAAGGAATTCAGATGGCCAGGTTCTACGGTAAGATTGGGTACGGAGAATCCGCGGAAGTGCCGCCTGGCTCGGGTGTCTATGTTGACCAGATCACGGAGTATTCATATTTCGGCAACGTGATCCGGAATTCTAGTAACCTGAGCCCTAGTGAGAATAGTCTCACCGGCGATATTTCGCTTGGGAACTCCATTAGTATCCTAGCTGACGCTGAAGCCATCGAGAATCACCTTAATATTCGATATGTTGAATGGGATGGGAGGCGCTGGACCGTGACAAGTGTCGAAGTTCAGCGCCCCCGTCTCATTCTGAACATGGGGGGAGTTTACAATGGGCCAACGCCTTGATTTACAGGCTAAGTTTGTTGACCTCCTCGGGGCGAATCATGTATATTTTCAACCGTCCTCGAATCTTCAGATGGCCTATCCGTGCATCGTCTACGTCCAAGATTCTGAGAAAGTGTTTCATGCTGGCGACAAACAGTACTCTAGATACAAACGATATTTAGTTACTGTAATTGATCCAAATCCAGATAGTGCCATAGCAGAGGCAGTTTCTCAGCTTCCGATGTGTTCGTTCAACCGGGCATTTCGCTCAGACAATCTAAACCACATCGTGTATCAAATTTTCTTCTAAGGAGAAACATCAATGGCAATCCTTGCTTGGGACCAGACAGCGCAGCGTCTTTATGAGACGGGCATTGACAAGGGCGTCCTTTACATCCCCACCGGCGGCGTCTACGACATTGGTTATGCTTGGAACGGCCTTACCGCCGTCACCGAGTCACCCAGTGGCGCAGAAGCCACTCCTATGTACGCGAACAATGCCAAGTACCTTAACCTCCTTTCGGTGGAAGAGGTCGGCGGCACTATCGAAGCGTACACCTTCCCGACCGAGTTTGGTCAGTGCGACGGTACCCGGAACGCGCAGACTGGTGTGCAGATTGCGCAGCAGCCGCGAAAGACGTTCGGTCTGGCATACCGTACGCGTCTGGGCAATGACGTCGACGCAACCGACTTCGGCTATAAGCTGCATCTTATCTGGGGCGCACTTGCCGCTCCGACCGAGAAGGCTTATGCGACGCAGAACGATTCGCCCGATGCGATGACGTTCTCGTGGGAGTTCACGACCACTCCGGTGCCTGTCACCGGCTACAAGCCCACCGCTCTCTTGGTTGTTGATTCGACTAAGGTTCTGCTGGCAAACCTCACGGCTCTGGAAGATGCTCTGTATGGTACTGCTGGTACCAGCCCGAGGCTTCCGCTCCCCGACGAGGTCATCGCCATGTTTGCCGGTGCACAGACCTCTGTGACTCCGACGGCTCCGACCTTCGTTTCGGCCACGGGTGTTATCACCATCCCGACCGTCACGGGCGTCACCTACCGCCGCGCGGATACCAACGCAGTTGTTACCGGTACCGTCACCATCGCTGGTGGCGCAGGCGCATCGCTCATCATTCGGGCGGCTCCGACCAACGGCACTTACAAGTTTGCCACCAACTCGGACGACGATTGGTCGTTCGTGCGTACGGCCTGATAAACGTACACTGATGTGGGAGCAAGAGAGATTAAAGCCTTTCTTGCTCCCTCTCGGTGTTAAAGGAGTTCTATGTTGACGTTGACCCTTCCAGGACAAGAGTTCTTTGATGAAGTACGCGAAGTCTTTGTCAATACCGAACCCGATGTAGTACACCTAGAGCATTCTCTTCTCTCCCTGTCAAAATGGGAGTCAGAATTTTGTAAGCCGTTCTTGTCCTCGGCTGCAAAGACCGACGCCGAAGTACTCCGATACATTGAACTAATGGTCCTCGCGGACCAAACACCGGTTTCTTTTTTAGGTCGACTCACGAGAGAGCACTTTGAAGAAATCAACGAATACATGAATTCTTCTCGATCAGCGACAACGTTTCCCGATCAGAAGAAAGCTAGCGGAAGAGGTGAGACAATCACGGCAGAGCTAATCTACTATTGGCTCTCTTCATTCCGCATTCCGTTCGACTGTGAAACTTGGCATCTTAATCGGTTATTTGCTTTGATTCGCATCGCCAGCATTAAGAATTCCCCACCAAAGAAGATGTCCGCCAATGAGTTGGCACGAAGGAATCACGAGCTCAACGAACAGCGTAAGCAGATGTTGGGCACTAGTGGATAGGAGATGAGATGACAAAGTTACTTTGGGATCAGGTTACCGAAAAGACATATGAAGCCGGTATTGATCGTGGTGTTCTATATTTGGAAGATGGCTCCGGAGTTGCCTGGAACGGGTTAACCTCTGTTGAGCAGTTGCCAAGTTCTGGACGACACGATCCACTGTTTTTTGATGGTATCAACTATGCCGATCATTCCAGCAGGGATGGATATTCCGCCACAGTTAAAGCGTATACATACCCCGATGAGTTTCTACCATACCATGGTGTTGTCGAGGACTCGGTAACCCCGGGATTCTATCTTACAGGACAGGCAACCAAGCGTTTTGGTTTATCGTATCGTTCCTTTGTTGGTAATGATGAAGACGGCACAGGGTATGGCTACAAGTTACACCTTTGCTATAATCTTTCGGCTCAGCCAGGACCAGTTACCTACAAGACGCTTTCGGTCAACACCGACCCATTTGAGTTTACGTGGACG